GTTCTATTAAAAGAAACTATTTGGGGTAAAGAATTCAAGTTATTAGATGATTTAAAACTAACTCCAGCGACTTGGGATTCCGTAGCAACACCCATTCTAATCAAATCTTGTGGTGATAATGAAAATTCACCAATATCTGATAAATCAATGTCAACGTGAATTGTTTGTGACCCTAATGGAACACCAAATAACATATAATCACCACTATCATTTGTTTGGGTGGTGAACTTATAATATTTGTCATAAACTTCAATAACGTTATTGTCAACTAAAGCATCTTCTCTATCTGGAAAACTACCAGTAGGAACGTGAGCACTATATGATTTTGTATAAGGTAAAAGATTATATCTATACCCATCTTCATTAACTGATGTTAATGATTTATACGGATATAATGTTGATATTATTGGGTTATTTTCATCTTGTTCTGAAAGTGGAATAAAAATAGATACCTTACAATTTGGTAACCCAAATCCATTATTTATTGATATTCTACCAACAATAACACCATAATCTGAACATTGTCTATTATAGATTTGGTCTGATAAAATCTTAAGAGAAAGTATCTCTAATTGTTCAAAATCTTGGTCTAATAATATTTTTACGGATTTATCAACCCCAACTTGGGTTCTTATTCTATATGAATTTGACATTAAATTATCTTTTTAAATAAATACTTTATTTGACTTTTTAAAAAAGATAAATCAATAATTGGGGAAATAAATTATTATGAGAAATTAGTAGTTTTAAAATTCTTAACCCTTATATTAATATCCTTAGATGCAAATCTAATTTGATAGGTTTGACTTGGTTCAGCAAATATAGTATCATCAATTAATTCAATTTGTTTAGTTTCACTATCCAAATATCTTTGTGATGTTTGAGATGATGAATATTGACCTCCAACCTTATTGAATGCTTGAATTTCAGCTACAGTAATAACACCATTTTGAGATTGAATTATTCTTCTTATTTCTGATATATTAACATTTTGACCCATATTTCTAGTTGCTGGACTCATATATAAATTAACACTATCAACTATTTGAGCTATTACAGCACCTTGGTTCTGACTATTATCTAATACCACGTCAATATTAAATGCCAAATCAATAACATTTGCAGATTCTATTGATATATAATCATTTAGCATTCTATAGTTTGATAAATAATTAGCAATATTACTTTTTAAAGTATTTGATGTAATTTCAGTTAAATTACCTGATTCATCATAAGAAAGAATCTTAATTTTAATTTTGTTATTTTCTTCAGTTATAGATACTTTCGCTGGAGCTCCAAATTGAGATGGCATTGTTCTAATTATTGATTCATAATCATTAATTGTCACCGCTCTATTTTGTGCTGCAAAATTAAAAGAAACTAAATTTCTAACTTCTTCTGTCGTTGGGTTAGGTGCACCACCAATTGCCGCAGTTACATTATTACAAGACAAAGAATTTATAACACTTGTATTTACAGAATCAGAAGGTCCATTAACAAAAAATGAAATAGTACCAATTTGATTTATTACATTAACACCTAAATTACTAGCACTACCACCACCAATTCTATATTGTACAAATAACGTACTATTTGCTTTAAGAGTACTTCCCAAAGCAAAATTATTTGAATACTTATATAAATCTAATTTATAACCATTTCTAGCAAACTCTCTTAATTGTTCATCAGCTGATTGACTTCCACCACCAAATGTCATTTTCAAAAATCCTTCTGGTGTATATTCCGTAATAAATTTACTTGTTGCTGTTATGTATTTACCAACTTTAATACCTGGATTGTCAGCAACCTTAGTAGGGTCTTCAATAAATACTCTCTCTTCAGCTAAAGCTTTAACTTCATACCATCTATTATCTAATCCTAAGAATTCTTGCACAGATGGAATATTTGCATATTGAGTACCATCTTTTAATAATACACTAGTAACACCTAATACATTTCTTTCAGGTAAAAATAATTCAAAAAATGGTTTAACATCATTTGGTGTGATAACTCTTTTAAATACTTTTGTAATACCATTAACAACAGTTTCTCTCTTGGTAATGGTATAATTTAATAATCGATTATTTGAATCAAAATTGGGTATTTTTAATCTATTGGGGAAACCTTCGGCATTGACTGCGGATGCGAAATCAATATCATACACAGTTTCAAAAACTTGACCAGCTCCATTGATTTGAGCACCTCTTCTTAGAATACCACAATACCTTAAATCTTCTCTATCACCAAAGGCTGGAACTGTAATTGAGAAATCAACTAGAGCAACTGAAGGTCTTTGACCTGGAATTTTAAGTCCATAAGTTTTGGCAATATTAAAAATTGATGACCTTTGTTGTGCAAATTGTAGTACCGTTTCTTGAATACTCCTATCAATATTAAATTGTAGGTTATCTGATACTGCAGCATTTAAATCTAATAATGCAGAAAAAATGGAAGCATCGTTAAAATTATCAATTAAATCAGGATAATATGTTCGTGTAAAATTTATTAATTCAGTTCTAATTGACTGAAAATCTCTAGTTGTATATGATATTTTTTTATTAGCCATAATATTAAATATTGATAATTATAAAATCACTTGAGTTGAATGCTGTATCAGTAACCAAATAATCTATTTTGATTTTTGCAGTATGTTCTGCTTGACTAATACCTGGTACTGTAAAAACCCTTTCATTGTTGTCGTTTATATATGTACCCTTATCTTCCTCACCCTCAGAAGCTGGATTTATTGTTATATTTGTTATAGTCAAACCTGGCAAATATTCACTAACTGAATCTCGTATTTCTGCTTCCAAATCAGAAAATGTTGGTCCATCCATAGGTTCAAATATATATTCATATAATCTTGTACCAAAATTAGGTAAATAATATCTTGTACCTTTCCTCGTTAATAAAAGGTGAATTAAATTACTTCTAATTTCGTCATCAGTTGTTTGAGATAAACTCAAATAGTCCCCAAAATAAGAACCCCTAAAAGGAAAATTTATACCATATGTAAAGCCATTTGCCATAATAATAAATATACAACCTAATATTTTTCAATAAATACCATAAAACAAAAAATCACGACATTATGTCGTGATTTATTATTTTAAGATGAACATCCAAAACATTCAAATGGTGAATCCGTTGGTTTGCTGATAACATCAACGTGGGGTAATGTTGGTGTAACTTTTGGTTTTTCTATCTTTGATATATCTACAGCCAAATGTTTTGCACCAGTTGATATTGCCTTAGTTCTAACATAATAACATAATGTTTTCAATCCTTTCTGCCAAGCGTGGAAATGTGATGAAGTAATCTTTGACAAAGTTGGGTTACCCATATAGATGTTCATTGATTGTGATTGGTCAATAAAAGGACCTCTATCTGCCGCCATATCAATCAATTCTCTCTGTGATATTTCCCATATTGTTTTATACTTCTTCATCAAATGTTCAATCCTTTTAACTTTGAAGTTGTATTTCTTGTCTTCTGGGTCTAAATAATTGTTGAAGTTAATATTTTGAATTGAGCCCTCATTTAAGATAATTTCATTTTTCAAATCTTCACCCCAAATTCCAAGTTTCTCAAAGTCAGCAATTAGATATTTGTTAACAATCATAATCTCACCACCAACTACTCTTCGATTAAAGATTGCTGAATGTGCTGGTTCAGTCATTTCATAAGAACCTGTTATCTTAGCAGAACTTGCAACTGGCATCTGTGCTGTAAATAATGAATTACATACACCATATTTCATTACATTTTCTTTCAAATCATTCCAATTCCATCTTCCAGATAAATCAGATTCAGTTAATCCCCACATATCAAATTGGAATATACCTTTTGACATTGGAGAACCTTCAAAGAAGTCGTATTTTGGATATTCACCATCGTGGGTTAATTTATTACTTTCACTAATTGCCGCATAATAAATTGTTTCAAATATTTCTTTGTTTAATTTCTTAGCTTCTTCCGATGTAAACTCATAATCCATTAGATAGAATACATCCGCCAATCCTTGAGTTCCAATAGCAATTGCTCTTTGTTCTTTACCACCTTTTTCACCCTTATTCGTTGAGTAATTATTGATATCAACAACTTTGTTCAATGCTCTAACAACTTTACAAGTTTCATTATAAAGTTCCTCAAAATTAAACTCTCCATCGTGTACAAAGTTCTTTAACACCATTGAAGA